TCTTCAATTTCTCCCAATGTTTTATCCACTATGAAAGATTTGAAGTCACCACATCCTAAAGAAGACATTCCAGGGTTTAATGGAAAATCTTCACCTTGAAAATTGCAAAATTCCTCAGATCCTGGACAAAGCTTAAGTGTTTCTGGGGTATAAATTATAACATCATCAAAAATACCAGCAAGTAAATTTCTAAGGTTACAAGCATTCTGCCTTAAATCCTTTCCGCCATCAAACGGCGGACCCTGACTGCAAAAGGTTAAAAAATAAATCTTACTTCTTTCTTTTTTCACTAAGGAATGATTTAAGGTTCTTATCGAAATTATTTATTTTGGTTTCTAGCTTTTTCGATCATTGTTCCAATGTATTTTGAAGTCATATACTTACTCAAAGTGTGGTTCTCAAATAGCATAAGATTATGATCTATTTTTAATTTTCTGTTGTAAAACATGTACCTAGGAAATCCAGGTTCTAGTTTTCCTTCAAGAATATACTTGTAGATCAAACAATTTAAAACATGTTGTTCCGGACAACTGTGTGTAAATTCTGGATATGGATTAGGGTTAGGTTCTAATGTTAAAAGATCCTTACGTAAACATAGGTTTTTAAATTCAGAAAAGAATTCTCTGGATCTTTCCGTATTACGGATTAATATTTTACTGGATGCTATTTCATAACAGCGAGAAACCATTTCTGCCTCAATAGGATCTCCAATAATTTTATTTGTCGTGTACCTTTTTCCATGGCTACGAACTAAACTGGGTGTCCAATCTAACAAGGACTCAAATGGCATGAAAAAATCCGAATTATTAGCTTTCAGGAGTATATCAAAAGTTGATATCAAATTTTCCCAATCAGTTTGCCAGTATTGAGGATATTTTTCGAAATTACAGTCGTGATACAGAACATAAGCACCTTCCTCAATCTCATTAAGTGTTTTATCTATTATAAAAGACTTGAAATCACCACACCCTAATGAATTTAAACCGGGATTTAACGAGAATTCTCCGTGATGAAAATTACAAAAATTTTCAGATCCCTCACAAGATTTTAAAGTTCTTGGAGTGTAAACCAAAACATCGTCAAAAAAAGCAGATAAAAAATACTTGATTTTTGAAGCGACCCGAACCAAGCTTTTACCTTTATCGTGAGGTTCACCCTCACTACAAAAAGTTAAAAAGTAGATTTTACTATTTGGTTCTTTCACAAAAAACGATTTGTGAAAATTATATTACTTCTAAAAAGTTAAGTTTCTTAATCTTTCTTTTTGTAAGAAATAACGACGATCGAATCTGCAATGTCAGACGAAATGTCTTGTGAGCTCTTAACCGACATTCTTTTAGTATGCTTGCCTAAGGACTTCAGTATTGCATTTATTTTGCTAAGACTAACTTTCATCTTGGAAATCTTGTTAGACTCCTCAGAATTGCCTAAAACAACTGATTTCAATATGTCGTTTGTCTCATCTTCTGGTGAATCTATTAAAGCAATTCTTTCAGTAGACATTTTACCTGGTTTTCCAAGATATGAGCTCTTTTTGATTTCGGAAATTAGTGATTCTGGGTCTTTACCAAGGGAGCTTGCTAAATAATTCAGAGCTGGCATCCATTCTTTGCTTGATGCATCGTAAGTAACCAAAGGAGAAATCAATATTACTGCATTGTATAAAGCTCTTAGCTCATTGGGATTTAACTCAGAAATTTCTTCCGCACCCATCCCTTTCATCGAATCACACATTCTCTTTAAATCAGATCGACGTAGATATCCATTTGCAATCTCACCCTTATTTGGTACTAAGCAATCCTTCATTTCTTCATAAACGGAATGTACATCATCCAGCTTATCATTCTTGCAGGAATCGCAATTAGTTGAAAGTATGTCACCCAAAAGGCTTTGTTTTTTGTCAGAGTCCATCCCCCCGAAATTTTTCCAGTAGGAAGTGTACCAATTTCCGAAGTTATGCACATCTTCTTCATCGTGACCACATATCTGAGAATATTTGTTCCAGTTGCAAGGCTTGTTTACATTACACGAAAGTCTCTTTGTTGGGTATAATCCACCACTTCCGTCTTCTTCTTCGATAAAGAAATAAGAAACATTCTTGTCCCCAGAAATAGCATTTTTCCAGCATTCCATAAATTCTACCGGATATGCACCTTTAAGTGTACCATCCTCTCTCAAGAAATCTTCTGCTTCTGCGTTTTTGTTATAATTTTTGGTTCTAAGCATCTTAGCTAAAGCCTCAGCCACAGCCACATCTGATGTAGTTGGACCTGTTGTAGCTATAGAATCTTCCTGTATCTCCTCAGCATAAACTTTGATTTTTGCTTCTATATCATCGGGATCTATGTAAGTCATTCCTTCGAACAATCTCATGAAGTCCGAAGCTCTCAAAGCATTAGATCCCTCACTTACTGTATAATAGCTTTCTCTTAGCTTGGAAATAGCTTCCCTGATTTTGTCCTTATTGTCGGAAGAAATTTGGTCTAGCTTGAGGATTGCTTCTAAAAGTGATTTATCTAACTGACCGTTTACGTCTTTGTTACCAAGAGAAGATTGTATTGATTTGACAGCAACTGTCGTAGCACTTTCAAAATTGCCATTGGCACCACCTCTTGGGTCCATTAAATTTTTAATGGGTGCAAAAGCTTCAATCAAAGCTTTTTGTACAGCCATGATAATACCAGATCCTTTTAGTTTCGAGTCAGAGTCTTTGTCTCCTTGTTTCAAAGGGAAAACACGATCATGCATTTTGCTTTCTCTGTCTTCAAGATCTTCTCTAATCTTTACTTCAATGATACCTTCCTCAGTATTTGCCTTTGTTACTTGGTCTAGAGCTGAAGTCATTAACTCATTGAAATCTCCAAACTTTGAAGCTAAGTCATCGTCCTTCATGATTTTTGCCATGATCATCTCAAGAGCTTTGACTTTGTACTGTGCATATTCTTGAGAAAGAGTGTCTGCTTTCTTTTCTAGTTCAGCCAGGTTCTTCCTGTCATTATCAGTGAACGAAGCCTTATTAGTGTCCATTGCAACAAGTTTTTGAAGCATAGTTTGGAATAATCTGTACCAGTCACGACCATATCCATTCTTGGCGTCCTTATTCTTGGAATCTAGAATTAAATTTGTAAGGGTTCTTTTTAGTCTATCAGCTCTTCCAGAAAATCCGATAGCTACGCCCTCGTTGATTTTTTCTTGTTGATCTGAGTTGAAAGATTGAACTTCGGAAATTAGTTTCTTAGCCGCAGATTTAAAATACTCTATAGATTTAGCTTCTAAAGAAGGATCAAGTTCGATCATTCTTTTAATGGAATCTCCAACTTTGGAAATTGAATCTATATACATTTTTTTCAATGAAGCGAACATTGGATCATGTACTTCAACATCCTCAGAGATCTCCTTGATTTTAGCCAATAGATTTTTGAATGAAGGAGATTCAGAAAGAGAAGATACCTTTTTGGAAATAGAGTCCAAAGTTCTGTTCCTATCTGATGCTAGATCGAAAACAACTTTCTTGAACAACTCCAATAAAGCATTTACAGAAAGCTTTAGGGCACTGTCGACATCCTGATTTTCGTTTAACCTGTATGTTTCAATAGCGAATTGTCTTGCTATTGGATTTGTATTGAAATAGTTCTTGCTCATTTTAATAAATGTTAGTTGTGTCTCCCGATTCTGCCTTTTTGTCCATAGCATTTGCTAACGCGTTTAAAAGACCGGGCATCTCAGCAGTTAATCTAGCTTGGTTTCTTATACTGACAGCTTTTTGCTTCATGTCAGCTGCATCTTTTTGCTTTGCAATCTCTTCAGCTATTTGAGCTTGTTTGGCATTAACATCAGCTTTAGCTTTAACCAAATCTGCGTTGACATCCTCGTTGAGTTGAAATTCATTCAACTTTTTTAAATGATTAAGCATATCTTCTGGCAATTGTTATTTTGGTTCTTAAGTCTCTAATTTGCTCCATGAGGGTTTCTCTTAGGTCCTTAAGATCTCTTTTCACATCTTCTTTGGAGAAGCCTTTTTTCTCAGCTTGGTCCTCTAATCTGTCCCTTTCAGTATCCATTGTTGCATATCTTTCATTTCTTTCCTTCTGCAAAGATTTAATTAATGAGGATACCTGGCCTTTCTCCAATGACTGGACAAATTTAGTAAACTGAGGAGCATTCATCGCAAAAATAGGATCCATTGAAAAATTAGCTTTTGTCATTGGTTTTTCCCCGTCGCCTTCAATCTTATCAATCGAAGCAGACTTAACGAGTTCTAATTTTCCGAACTTCTGTCTGAAGCTTTCATCTTTCTTTTTTGCTTCTAATGCTGCTTTTTTGTATTTGTCATATAGCTCTTCCGCAACAGAGTCGTCAGTTAGTTGCTTGGCTAGCTTATAAAGTTTTTCAGTAAGATCAGCTTCAAGCTCTGCTTTTCTCAGATTCCAGTAAGAAATTAATCTAGATTTCCCGTCAGTTACTTTTTCAACTTTGGAATCAATCTTGTCTATGTCTGCTTTTCTTTTTCTAGACAAAGCAGAAATAAGTTTCTGATTACGATCGATCATTCTTTCAAGCTTTTTACTTTCAGCAGGATCGTTTTTTGTTTGAGCTTTTTGGATCTCTAAAGCATCAATATCAGTTTGGATATCATTCCAATCTTTTGAATACTGGGTTTCTATAGCATTTATCTGACCTAACAGAGAATCAATTTTTGCTATCGATCCACCAAAATTGGAACTAAGCCAATTCATGATTTTTTCAAGGCTTGAATCTTTCTCGTTAAGATTTTGAGATTCCCATTGTTTAAAATTTAAAAGCATCTTAGGAAAGTTTTGTTATTAGTTCTTTGACTTTTTTCAATTCCGTTTTAGTAGAAAGATCTACAACTTCTTGAGTGATTCCTGATTTAGAATCGTTTCCGTCAAGTATTGCTGCATTTATCTTACTCATCAAATCAGTTAGAGAGGATTCTTGATTAAGATCTTTTTTGGCTTTTTCTTTGTCAGCAAGCAAATCCATGTATATCCTTTGAAGATTCCTGAGGGAATCAAGTTCGTTGGCTCTTTTTTTCAATTCATTTATTCCCAAACCAACAACTGCAGATTTCTTTATCTGCTCCCATGTCGGAGAGGTTTCCAGAAATTTCTCCATTTTGCGAAGAGAACCTAACATCTCTTTTTTAAGTTCATCGACTCTATCAGCAGTCTTTGATTTTAGCAATCGAACTGTTTCAACATCTTTTGAACCAATCTTTTTCTTAAGATAAGCAATGTCTCCAAGATCCTTAACACTAATCTCCCGAACCTCTACTTTTTTCGGAGCTTCGTCGGTAAAATCTTTTACCTTTTCAGCAGCATTGTCAAGTTTATCTTGTAGCTTCTCCAGCTTTTCCTTGTCTTTGGTTTTCAATTTAGCAAGCTCGTACTCATACTTTGCCAATTCATACTTGTCATCCAAAAATCCAGCCTCGTAGTATTCTCTTCTTCTTTCGTTTTTTCCGATTGTTTTTTCAAGAAGTCTCATTCCTTTCTCCATTTGTTCTTTTTTCATTTTAACAAAAGAAGCGTATTCTTTTTTCTTACTCTCTGCTTGAGAATGGAGTGAGCTAATCTGGGAATTACTCGAAGGACCTGGTGAGATTTTATCAATCTTCATCTTAATCTTCAATATTTCATCGTCAAGATCATAGTCTCTCTTGATGATTTCTTTTTGAGCATCAAGATTTCCTTTACGGATTGTATCGATAACAGTAATTCTTGAAAAAGGACCTAGCAATCCTTTAGAAATAACATTTTTTAAGGTATCCAAAGCTGTGGATTCATTCAACGAATAATATTCAGAAAGCAATTCTGACACAATCAGCTCATCTACCTTTTCTGATAGATCCCTTTCGATCAAAAAATTATTGTGAGTTAAAACTTTTCTCATTATACAAACTTTGGATTTATACTATATATCCCCATACAAAAAGAAAACCCCAGGCTTTCACCTGGGGTTTAAATAGTGATTAAACTACTGATTAGGATAGACCTCCAGTAGGTACGTTCACGTTAAAGCAGAAGTACATAGTCTCTGGGTGGAAACCAGCTTCTACTAGAGCGTAACGAGACTTAACCGCAATCTTAGGAGACATAGTACCTTCTGAGATTGTTTGGATAGACTCAGCCATCATGTAAGGCATGAACTTAAGTCCTGGTTCGTCGTCGCCACCTTTTCTTCCGATAAGTACTCTTGTATCGCTGAACGTCATGTTCTGATCAACGTATACGGTCATACCAGCAAGCGAACCTACAGGGTAAAGTGTACCGTTGTTCTGAGTCAACGTGTTAGAGAAAGGTGCGAAAGTGAACTGAGAGATGTCTTGAAGCGCACTTGCAACGTTAGCGTTAGTAACGATGAAGTTAGCAGGACCTCTTCTACCTCTGTTAGCAACTACGTTAGCAGCAGCAAGGATTCTAGAGAATAATCTTCTCTGAAGAGTTGACAAGTTCTCGTAAGTTCCTGATGCAGGACCAGCAGTTCCAGCCAATGTAAGAGCTGTATCTTGCTTACCTACGTAAGAAGGAATAGTGTAAGAACCTGCAGTACCACCAATAACCAAGTTAAGGTTCAAGTTTTGACCTTCTGTAGTGAAGAACTCGAAGTGGTTAGACCACCCAAGAGCAAATGCTCTAGAAAGGATGTGCTTGTTGATTGACTGAGATACCTCATTAACAAGTGCGTTCTCGATCATAGAGATTACGTCGATACCGAATTGCTTGTTAAGGTCTTGGATTTGCTCAGTTGTTACAGAAGCAGCAACTTGGAAAGTGTCAGCCTCTACGAACTTAGTGAAAGTCGAAAGACCCATTGATTGGTAGTAAGTGCTTTCACCTACGCCTCTAAGCATTGGGTTGTAAGTCTTAGTACCATCAACGAAAGGACCTTGCCAGTATTGGTCGTTGTTGAAGCCAGCACCAGAGAAACCTTGGATGTGATCTTCAAGAGCTTTAACCAATTCTGCTCTTGCTGTAGTAGTACCAGCTTGTGTACCTCCAGAAGCTGTACCTACTTTAGTAGCACCACCGTCAAGGATGAAAGCTACAGTTTCGCCAGCAGTAATTCCAGTGATTTTGAAGATTGGGAAACCATCAATTCTGGAAAGACCAACGAATTCAGCTGTGATTTCTGCTGAAGCAGAAGTTGCATTCTGAATGTAGTAAGTAGTACCTACTGCGAAAGATGCAGGGTAACCAGATGCAGGTGAAGTCAACTGGAATTTGATCATTGAAGGAGCTACAGCTAAAGCGTCAGCAGCTGAAGTACCTACGTTTGAAGGGTTGATTTTACCACCAGAGTATACGTAATCTAAGTAAGAAAGTACTCCAGTAGGACCTGACATTGGAATAACAGGAACGATGTCGAAACCAACAGTCTTCGCAGCAACCTGAATTGCAAGAGGAAGAAGTGATGGGAATTTGTCACCAGAACCTTGGTTTTGAGCGTTGTAGAAAGCTGAGTTAGCTTGTGTACCTACTGCTCCACCAAATTGGTTATATCCACCAGGATATGCGGGTGGTTGTACGGCACCCATACCGTTTACAACTGCTAAAGACTGGTAAGCTCCAGCAGATTCATTTAATGAGTGGTAGTGGCAATACTTGCTCAACCACTGTTTTTTCTCGTTATCTACGATTCCAGCCTTCTGCTCTACGATCGGGCCCCAGGTATCGAAGATTTCCGCTTCGTTGATTAGTTTCATGTTTTTACTAATTTTTTTTAGGGTTTTTTGTTTTAGAATTTACCTTCAAGTGACTTAGCTACCCAATTCAGATAATCGGAAGAATATCCTTGTGGAGCTGCGTTTGTTGAAGTTTCTGTTGTTTCTTGGCTTTCTTGAAGTTTCTGAAGTCCAACTGGTTTAGCACCAAGCTGACGAGTTGACCAGAAATTTTTGATCTGATATGGTGTCTCTAAATTGTAGAAGTTAGACTGAGCAATGATTGATTGCTTTTGTCCTTCATTTAGTGATTCCCAAATCGGAGCGTAATTCTCTGGCATTTCATCAATAAATTTGTGACCTGATGTTGCTGCCTTTGTTACCTCTTCGGCTTCATTAATGACCTGATCTGCTTTTTGTGTTTGAGCAGTCGGCTGAACTTTCGCTCTAGCCTCGTTTATATTTTGGTCAGTCTTTTGGGTTTTGACTGATTCAATTAGAGAATCGATTTTGCTGCTTAGATTAGTATAATCTCCTGCAAAACCAGATTCAACCAATTCGGTTTTAGAGATCAATTCTGCGTTCTCTCTTGCACTTTCGTTAAGAGATGGTAGATTTGATCCTTTGATGCTTTCGGAAATAGAGTCAGTTTGAGAAATATTTCCGTTTAATTTTTCTGCTAAGTAATCTGAGTAAGCGATTCCTTTGTTAAGGTTTTCTGCTAGATATTCGGTATAGTTAATTCCTTGCTCTAGTTTCTCACCGATGTACTCTGAATAAGCGATTCCTTTATCAAGATTTTCTGCAATGTATTCTGAGTAAGCGATTCCTTTATCAAGATTTTCTGCTAGATATTCTGAGTAAGCGATTCCTTTATCAAGATTTTCTGCTAGATATTCAGAGTAAGCAATGTTCTTATCAAGATTTTCTGCAATGTACTCTGTATATTGGATTCCATCATCAAGTTTTTCTGCAAGATATTTAGAATAGTCAATTGCTTTGTCAACGTTTTCTGCTACATACTCAGAATAAGAAATTCCCTTGTCAACATTCTCAGCCAAATATTTAGAGTAAGAAATTGTCTTATCAAGGTTCTCAGCCAAATATTTAGAGTAAGTGATACTTGAGTCTAGATTCTCGGCAAGGTATTCACCATAGCTGATTGCACTCTCCAAATTCTCTGCAAGATATTCAGAGTATTTCTCAAGCTTAGCAACTCTTTCCTCAAGTGCTGCAGTCGAGTCATTGTTGTTGTTTGATTCAGCTACAGGCTGTGTGTTTTTCATTTCAGAAATTTGCGTTTCAAGCTCGTCCATCTTTTTCTTCAAAAAGATTGAGTATTTATTGAGCTCGTCAGCAGTAACATATTCTTTGTTGGACTCCATAACGTTGGATTTATTTTTTTCTTGATTGAATATTTTTTCGAATTCTTCGTTATTTTCAACTTTATATATCTTCACTCCAGATTCATTTTCTATTCCCAGAGATTCGTTTACACATTGAAGTGTGTTTAAAATTGACTTTTTTGATCTTTCTTCGATTTCGAAAGAATTGAAACCTGCACTTTCGTAAACTCTTTCAAGTTGAGCGTCCTGAAAACCAGGATCAGCAACTAAATCGTACGTAAAGATTTTTTTGATTTGTACCTTCTTGTCCGGTCCAACGTTACCTGCTGCTCTTGAAGAAATTGAAAGGGGAATTCCAGCGTCAACCAACTTTTTAGCAATTTGTCCTGCTGGAGTATCAAGCAAACGAACTTTAATCGTAATTACTCTACCGTCTTTATCATAAACCAAATCCTCAATAACGTGAGAAATGTTTTTAAGAGAAACATCAAACTTTTCAGGGTGATCCAGCTCTCCTACAAGTCTCTTTTGATTGATTTTGTCTTTTAAGTAGTCCAAATGAGGAAGATATTCACCTTCTTCATAAATCCTATTGTTGTTGTTTTCTTTTCCAAACTGAGCGGCGATGCCCTGTAAAACGTAATCCTCACCAGATTCTGATTCTGATTTGGAAACCTTTAAATTCGAGTTTTGCTTTTCTAGTATGAAAAGAAGGTTCTCATTTAATAAAGAAAGTTCGTTCATTTCTTGACTTTACTATTATTTAACTTTATATATCCTTTCTGATTTCAGAAAATTATCGATTTTTTAATTAGTGTAGGATATACCATCTTCAACTGATTTAGCGAAGTCAAGAGCAGATTGGAATCCTTCTTCTCCTTTTCTAACTACTCTTCTTCTCTGTCCAGTCGGTGCAAAGCGATTACTTAATACAACATTGATTGGTTCGTCATTTTTGTCGTATCTAATTTTAACGCTTGTGATTGAGTCCCAATTATCTATGTTTAGTTCTCTTTTCAGTTTTTCTGTGGAGAATTCATCAAAGATGTTTACCCCTCCTTGTACGTCTTTATCCTTAATAACTAATGATCCAGATTTACTTTTGATCTGGACATCGCCTCTTGTCGTTTCTACTTTCTTACCGATTGTGTCTACGTCATCGATGTTGATTTTTTCATCATCTGGAAGCTCTTCAGTTGTTTCCTCTTCTTTTTCTTCAGGAGCTACGTAAGTTTTTAATCCGTATCTAGGATCGTCCAAAGTGTTATCCGCAGCGGTTTCAACCAAAACCGGCTGATTATTTTTAGGATCAATGCTCTGCTCTCCAACAATAAAGAATTTGAACTCATCAGGTTTACCAAGTTCGTCAGGATTAACATAACCAATCGTATTAACCCTATATGCTATAATTGGAATTTGGTTGTATCCGGTTCCAGCCAATTCAACGGGCTGTGAAATAATTCCTTCCAACTCTTCCATATAATTATCTTCAGTCTTATCTTCAGATTCTTCTTTTTGACCAGGATCATTTTTCACTCCAGAACCGACTCCAAGAATTCTTTCTCTTTCATCTTCTTCCTGTATTAAAGAGGAAGAAAAATCTTTGAATGAAAGAACCTGAGATTCGTTCATAAGGTGTGAGTAGCCAAGACTAGTGTTCTTTTTAGATTCTTCTACAGCTTCACCAGGTATTGGAATTATATCCTCAAGGTATGTGTCGTTTATCTCAGCAGCTGAAAGAAGACTTCCTGTTACATTCACATCTTTACCTTCCCTATCTACGTAGTGGAATTCATATCTTGATTTTGCTTCAGAAGGAACATATATTGGGCTGGATGGACTTTCTGCGTATGCTTCTTTCATATCAGTCCAATTTGACCAACCAACCAATGATGTTCCGATTGTTAATTGAGTGATATCCGGGATGATAATCGTTTGAAACTCCAAATCATCATTATCTAAAAATCCTCTTTCAAACTTATCAGAATTAGAGAAAGACAGCAGGACGAGATCATTGTCCCTCATAACCTTTTGGAATTGCTTAGAGTTTATCTGAACGACGATGAAAAGGGATCTTCCTGAGAACTCACCAATTTTCACAATTTCCATTGTTGTTCTAGTATCATCTTTACTGAAAGTAAGAAGATCCATCACGAATCCCCAACCTCCGCCACCTCCGTCGCTTGTCCAACATACAGTGATTGATTTTCCAGTAGGAATGTTCTTTGGTGTAAACTCGCCATAAGCGAAATCATCAACATCTGAATATGTAGGGGCTTGTTTGTCGCTTACCCAGTTCCAGATTTGGTTGATACCAGACCCTAAAACAGAAACTGCAGCTACAATCCAACCAACTGGATTAGATGCCTCTGCTGCAATAGTTCCAGCAGCTGCTGTTGCAGCTCCTCTTCCAGCAACTGCTGCAGCTGCCCTTGCTCCTCCCTGTGCAACAAGTCTGGTAGCAGCAGCTTTTGTACTCTGTGCAGCTGCGCCTCTTAAAAGGACTCCCCTAGAGGAATATGCAAGACCACCTTCTACGAACGCACCGGAAGGAAGTGTTACTCTAGCGGCATTGGCTACAGAAGCAGCGCCTCTTCCAGTAAAAGCCTTTGTAGCAAAACTTTTCAATGCGTTCCAAGAAGAGGTAACCGCTCCTCGTGCACCGCCTGCTGCTTTTACTGCATCATGTACTTTCTTAGTTTTATCAAGACTCGAGTAGATGTTTCTGGCACCTTTGTAAAGTCTCCATCCCATCCACATACTTCCAGCGACTTGAGCAATACCGTAAAGAGCTGCTAACGAAGCCCCTGCTATAACCACATCTTTTGCATATTCAGCAACTTTTTTAAGATATGATTCTGTTGATTTTATTTCTCCAACAGGAATACTATAATCGACAGTACAAAGAATAACTCCCGCGCTTTGTCCTATTTTCTTAAATCGTAAAGCTTGTCTTCCTTCAGGAACTGGATTACCATCCTCGCCTAGTGGATCGATAACTACAGCGTATTGTTCTCCTTTTTCGAGGTTTTCTATCTTTAGATTAGCAAAAAATTTTCCTTCATCTACCAGTTTTTCTATCGCAAATCCTAGCTTGATGAATTTTTTAGTTACCTCTCTAGATCCACCAGCCTCGCTTTCAAGTAAAGCAGCATATTCATCGAAAGATGATATTTTCTTGGTTTCCCAAAGATTTTTTGCCTGGTGTTTTAAATAATCCGATGCTGGGTTTGTCTCAGAGGTAAAGCTTTCAATAAGTCTTTCAGCTTTATCTAACCTATAGTCTACAGATTCTGCTTGCCAGCTCCTTGGATTAGCATCTAGCCATCTTTGCCATTTGTCTGTGTAAGCCCACCATTGAAAATCGTTTAAATCCGTTTCTTGACCAGCTAGATCGAGAGGAATTGACATCAATGGGAAAATGTTGGAATTTTTATCAGAAGGCATTCCTTTGATGCTCCCTTTATATTCTAATCCCTTACGAAAAACTAAAATCATCTTTTTAAATTTTATTCGGAATAAATCCTGGCGTAAGCCTGGGACAATAGATCGATTATTTTGCCTATATATCCATTATTGCGGAGCAACTTGAAGGTTAAATTACCAACAGAGAATTCTCCCTGTTTGGACAAGGATTCTTTCCTCATCTTTTGAATTTTTTCCTTAAGTCTTTCTAATCTCTTGTACATGTCATTAGCATCCTTAGGCAAAGAAGCTGAAGTTACAAGCTTTGATTCTAATTGGTTTATCTCAGAAACAAATGCTTCATATTTTTTATTGACATCCTGTTCATCAACTTGAGGAGGATCAAATTGAGGTTTCTTAATCCATTTGTTTTCCTTAAGAGAATAAAGACCGGTGGAAGTATGGGGTTCGTTCACATCTTGCAAATAGAGTTCCACGTCATGTCCTCTAATAATTACATCGTGCCTCAAATTCCAAATAAATCTTACACCATCAATAGCGGCCTTTAGAACATCCCTTGGGGATTTGACTTTACTGAAGTCTATTAGAACGTGAACATCCAGATCGGACTTGTCCGTGTAATTATAATTAGCGAGAGATCCTGTTAATTGAATATCTTCAATAGGAAGATCCCCCAACAGGTCTCCAAACTTCGAATAGAAATCATCAGCTATTCTTAGAAGCTTCTTTCTCACAAGAGCGTCAAAAAGCCACTCAGTATCCCCGGATTTGTTCTTGTACTTATCCCAGAACTTAGGATTTAGCTCGTCATTGTAAAAAGAGCCAATCTTGTCTTCATTGAGGCAGAATCTATCAAAATTTAAAACTTCGGGCACAAAAAAGGGATTATTTGGACTTTATATATCCAAATAATCCCAGAAGGAAATTGATTAATTTTTACTTTGCCACCTTCGTAAGAATGTCGATTACTGTTTTAACATCTCTTTCACAATAATCCTTTATTTTCTCGTACTCTTCCAGTTCCCAAAAGAAATTGGAAACCATAGAGCCGTCAAGGTTATCTTTAGGTGATTCAACCCCTAATGAACAAGCCAAAAGATCTAGAGAAAGATATTTTTGCTGGCTCCAGCTACCAAATGCGAAAACCTCAGATGTATCAAGATAAGGTATTTCCCATGGTTTCTTATCCCAAACTACAAGATTACCAGGTAGGGTTGAGCTTGGGCTTGAATAAATTATTCTTTTACCAATACAGGGCACGTCAAAACCTTTGATGTTGTGCCCAGCCAGTTTCATACTTTTTACAAGAGCATTGGAAAGAACTTTGGAAGATTTTTCAAGGATGTCAGATTCATCCTCGCCATAAAATGAGGTCATCCTTATTTGATCATCTTCCTGGATTACGCCAAATGAAATACACACAATTTTAGAAAACTCCGGTTCTAGAGAAGCCTTATGTTCATAAATCTCCTCATCACTAAGACCGTGCATTTCTTCGTATGCAGTTCTATAGTACTTTGCTCTCCTTTCCCACAATTTAGCAAGTCTAGGATTTTTGTTGCAAAGATCCGAAAAATTTCTAGCTCCCGTTGCTGTCTCTACATCAAGAAAGAGACATTTCTTTAAAACACTTTTACTTATCATATTCTTCTTTTTTCCATTTAGGGTCGAACCAAAATGTTCTTCCATTACTGTCTAATATCTTGTTCATACTCTTGTTCCCGTAACAAAGTAGAAAACTAGAAACACTCGAAACTTGCCCGAATGGATTCTTCCAATCCTTGATGCTACCTCCGCCAATCTCATATACTAAAATTGGAATATCCCTACAGAGGGAGAACAATTCCCATCTATGTTTTTCGATGAACTCTCTAGAATTGGTGAAAGGGCTAGTGTGTGGTATTCTATAAAGAATCTCAGCTCTTAGGTAATTACCAATTCCGTTGAAATACCTTTGGTCCATCAAGATTTCAAAAATAGGTTTATCAAAAGCTTTGTTGGAAAGATTTTGATTTATGTGATGACAAAACTTAAAATATTCTGTAGTTGGATCTGGACCTCTTTTTGAATTCCAATTCCCCCAATTCCACTTCCCGAACCTTCTAATATCAACGAATGCTAAATGACCCCCGCAAGCAGATAAAAATGAAAGGTGAGTGTGTTTTACGGATTCCCCCTCGGGGACCCATTGGAATCTTCCACCCATTCCCATAGTCATCATAAGGGACTTAATATTTTGACCGGGGGAAATAGCAGATTCCGTGAGAACCAGTCTGAGTTCTTTTCCTCTTGCTTCAGCAGTTATCGAAAATCCAAAGTCTATATCGTTACGTATATCCTTCCATTTGTGCTCAGGATTTTTCACTATAGAATGGAAAGTGCGATCGACGACGACGCTATTAACATAATCTGCTGTGAGTTTTAACTCTGCTAATTCTGGCATTTTGGAAATTTATCCAAATCTAACTAACAATAGCGAAGTAAAAAAATTATTTACGGTCGATTTTGTTTATGACCATTGGTTTGAGTGAAATTAACTCAGATCTGTACTTTAGACAACATTTAGATTCTGCTGGTGAATCAAGAATAGTGTCGATATCCAATCCAAAAGTTGGTATTCGGTGTCCTAAATAATTTGAAGGTGAAGGGGAAAGAGAAACACCATTTTCATCGATCTCAGAAGATTCTGAATGTATAAAAACAGGTGTTGTTCCCTCTTGCCATGTAGAAACTGCAAGAAATAATGCTTCTCTTATTGATAATCCACCGTTATTGAATTGGTGCGGTAAAAGCCTGAATGCAATTGGTAAATTACATGAATAATAAACACCACTCAAAAGATCAGTTACAGAAAACAACGAAGGTTTTTCGTCATTACAAACTGCAATTTTCTTTATGACCTTATGATCTAAAGATTTTACGTTTTCGCAAAACCTTTCCATGGTAGTTTTTCTTGCTCCGTAAGCACTACCTACACGTAACAAAATCGACGGGTAATCGATTCCGATTTGATCCAAGAGTAATGAAATTCCAATAATCAAGGACTTCGTGTTTTCTACTACCTCGGGAATTTGACTGCCAAGAAAATAATGTGTTGGAAGAAAAAAGAAAATTCTATGATTTGTGCTCTTGATGAATCGGAACATTTCCCAAACAAGAACATTAGAAGGCGAATCGTCTTCAATAAAATCCAGTTCAGGAAAGGTATACCCTTGAGGGATTTCAAAACAAGTAATTCCTATACCAAGATCATTGTTTTCCTTTATCTTAGAAAAAACTGTGTTAAGAAGAATAATACCATCTGGATTGTCTTTGGAAGAAAAATCCCTATTTATACAGCCCAGCCTGTTTATTTTCTTACTTAGTATCATCAAATTGTTTTAGAAAGAAGAACGAAGAAAGTTTCTAACTTCCGACTCCTTCAACACCAAGACTTGTGTTATTATAAACGGTAGGGGAGTTATAGACCTCAGAAGGCATTTGATCAAATTTGAATCTAGAAAGTATCTCCTTATGTCCTTTATCACCGTTATCAACAAACTCAACAGTATCGGGAACAAGTTCAACTACCTCCTCAGAATCTTTCTTTTTTGAGTGGATCTGAACAAAATATCTATATGACTTATTGTCAGGTGCTCTTTCAGATTTAACAATCATGCCAGCAACCATGTCTTTAGAATCTAATGGTTTACCTACAACAAAATCCCCTACAGCAAATTGTGAACCTGCTACCGTTCTTTTTACATTGGGATCTGGACCAACTGAAACGGAGAGATCCTTGTAAGGCTTATATTGTATTTTGAAAATACCATTCGCTCCACCATACCCATAGGTATCACCAAAGACTCCAACGTCAAAAAATTCATTTATGGTTTTAATGTGTCTCAATTGCAGATTGTTATTTCTCTATTTATCTATTTTCTCTGAAGACTTTTTGAGATCTAGCAATTCCTGCAATTTTCCTGCAAGTTCATAATTTTCACTATCCAATGCTTTTTGCAACATTTGAGACAATACCATCGAGTCTATTGATTCCGGACTGACCGAATCATCAGGACGAGCATCGATAGTTAGTGAAATTCTTTGCGGAGCGTAGAAGACCTCTAGTCTACTATCAACTTGAAAATCTTCCTCTTCGTTCTCATCGAACTCTTCTCCCTCCTCTTGTTCCCAGATCAAATCCCAATCTTGATTGAACCAGAAGATCATCCATTGACCATAAACAAACTTAGAAATGTCATTGTTAATTACAAACCTCAACAGAAATTTAAGTTCATTCTTAACATCATTTTTAGTCAGGGTGTCACTATATGGCTTTCTTTTAAGTCCAGGTATAACTTCACTTCCTCCTCCAACACCAAACTTGAAAACCTTGTTTACCTCATATATCGTGTCCCAATCCAAGCTCTGCATTACCTTATCAATTAGCTTCTGAAAATCCTTTCTCATGTTTGTGTTGGGTTAAATGTTAATTTATATATCGGAGCTACTTCTTGGACATATTTATTTGATCAGCAATAGACTCTACCCATTCCGAGTATTTCTCAGGATAGAATTTCTTTAGTTCTGTAAGTTCTCTATTTGAAACGGAGAATTTTTCCCTAATAAACTTTTCTACTTCTGGATCAAAGTCAATCACTTTTTTTGTATCCTTCTTAGTCTCAGTTTTTTTAGTCTTGGTAAAAATCCAGTTTGGCATTTTCGTGTAATGCCTACTTAAAGTGTTATGCCACCAATCAGCAATAGGTCTAGGAGAAATCTTTGTGTGATTGAATTGGTGTGCCTGAACAGGGAACTGGATAGACATTATCCGGTTGATCATAAAGAAGTTTCGGGTTTTATCGTTCCTGGAAACCTTATTCCATTCTTTATCCTGCTTAAAAATAGTTTTTACAATATCGAATAATTCCATTTTTAGAAATTTTTGAATGGGTCAAACTGGCTTGGCGCTCCAGATTTAGCCACCCATGTGGTTCCTTCTAAAATCTTTACACGATCAAGGGTAATAGGTTTCTTGTCCAAAGAAATTCCTCTTTTTAACTCAGCAACTGCACCACGGATTACTTCCATAGGGATTACTGTTTTATCCAGCCACATTAATTTGTAGTTTCTCTTCAAGTTATGCGACGCTTTCCTTCTGTTTTCTGTATTATCTATTTCCTTTATAAGTCTTAAACAATAGCCAGATACCCAATCCAGGAATTCATCATCCTCAATCAATTCAGAAAATGCAGTGTCTTTCCAACGGGTTTCCTTTAAAGATCCAAGAACTGCTTCGGCTTTTTTTGGTGTTACTCTGGTTGTTTTCTCACCATTTGTGTATTCCCAAATACCAGGTACAGAGTCTCCTTTATCACCAACCAGCATTTTCGTAAAAATAAAATCCCGAGGATTGATTTCACTTAGTTCGTTTTTCTGAACAAATTCCTTCATTTTTTCACGATCTGGATCCATGATAGAACTCATTTCAAAAATAGAAGGCTCCTGTTTTTTATCCAGCCATTTTTCTTCCCATCCCTCAGGGACGTACAGACAATTATTTTTGGAATTGGCGTTCCAAACAATAGTCCAGTTTTCATCCTTCCAGCGAGCTAATTGGTGCATGTCTTTGTCACCAGATACAATGATACAATTTTGCCCTTTAGAAGTCAAATAATCAGCCCAAAAATAGAGGAGATCATCCCCTTCAGCTCCAGTTACTTTAGAGAAAACAAATCCCATTTTTTCTAGATGATTACCGAAAGATTCCAGCAAATTGAAGAACACAGTCCAATCAACTTCCTCGTCTTTGATACGATTTGACTTATATCCTCCCCCTTCTATTTCAACATCTTTTCTCCAGCTTCTACTATCTGCAGTAAAAATTAATTTTCCTCCCGCGGGTATAAGTCTTAATGAAGCACAAAGGTCAGTAGATATTTTCCGTATAAACATCGATTGTTCGTTCTCACTGCCCAGGATATCCTCTGGATTTTTGTTACCGTAACCGCCAAAAACACCAAAGGTCTTATGGAAAATATAATTCCCATCAATTAAAACGTTTATCATAATCTAGAAGTTAATTTTAGAAATTTCAATTATATCCTCGTAATTCTGAAATAATGGATTTGTTATAGAGTGGTTATAGTCAGTAAAGTTTAAAAAATCAAGGTGATCCGCGTTCAATCTTCTTTCAACATTGTCTACGTCGTTTCTTTTCAGCAACCTTTCTTTCCTAACGTCCTCATCTATGTCAATATACACTACGAAGGATTTCTCTCTATCTGCCGGTTTCATTTTAGCAAGTCCCGAAGGGGTCATTATAAATAGGTTGCTGGAATAGAACTCCTTAATCGATGTGCCATATGTCCAGTCATTGAATACCACGGACTCGTAAAATTCGTCATTATTGAGCATCATATTTGCTTGACGCTGTGCTATGAAATGATAATCAATTCCATCCTCTTCACCATCTCTAGGAGGTCTCGTAGTGTGAGAAACACAATATTTTAAACCAAACCTTTCCAGTTCCTTCCTTAAATAATCTTTACCAGAACCACCCTTACCTACTATAATTATCCTTCTTATCATATTCTATTAATAATTCCTAATCAACAAGTTTTTGTATTTTGAAGATCAGAGAAAGCAAACTCACAACCGGATCGATAACAACTTGTCGTTGAGCTTGGTGGTGAGCAACCTCAACAATTACACCAGGTATTATTTTGACATGGCTCGATTTATTCTTGATGATCCAATTGATGAATTCTTCTCCCAAAGCTGTCATAACGTCATCGATCTTTGTTGAGTATTGTCCAACAATAACTTGATAGTTTGCTACTGGATCTTTTGATTCAAATATCATCCTGTAAAGATCTTCGTAAGACCAAGAAGAATCCCTTACTCTAGAAATATCAATCTCTTTAACCCCCTCGATAACCCATGTTTGAATCCTATTTAGGGAAGATCTTAAATCCGGAAAATATTCTTTTTCAAACTCATCTAATGATGCTTCGTCGATTTTAATACCAAGTTTTCCCAGAATAAGATTAATTCTGCTTCTCCATTCGTTCCTGATTTTATCCTCTTCAACTTGATTAACAGGATCAAAATTTATAACTTCAAATCTACTTTGAATTGCTTCAGGAACTTTGTTAAGCCAATTACATGTTGCAACAAACCTTGTGTTACCTGCAAACTTTTCAATAGTACCTCGGAGGGCTTTATAGAACTGATCAGAAGCTCCGTCAAACTCGTCTAATACGACTACCTTTTTTGAAGATTTCCCATCCAGGATACTTATGGTAGAACAAAAATCGTTAATCTTAGTTCTAATTGTATCTACCGAACTTTCATCAGAAACGTTGATGAAAAGATGTGGAAGATCCTTCGATAAAATTTTAGCTAATGTGGTTTTACCACACCCAGGGGAACCTGAAAGCAAAACGTTATGGTTCAATCCCTTGTCCTCAAAAAGAACCCGGATCCTGTCCGGGAGAATCATATGCCTGATTTCTTTTGGTCGTAATTTCTCGGTAAGTAGCTGATCTAACATAAAAACTCTTTATTCTTTTACGGAGTAAAAAGCCTTTAGTTTCCCATTTAAAACAATTTAGAAAGGTCGTCAGCATCGTTTTTATCGGTTCTTACCTCAATGAATCTTGGCAAAAACAAACTGCGGTTTTCGTGCTTATCGGTAATGGTAACGTTGTATTGGACCGCCGCTATTTTTCCTACGAGTGAATCTGGGTCTCTGCTTAGTTCAGCTAGATCCTTATCGGTAAATCCAGCTCCAATTTTTACATTTAGTGTCTTTGAAGCATCAGTGCAAATTAATCCGCCGATGAAGCCTTCTCTCTTTCCCTCACCTGGATACCAGCCGGTTATAACTAAATCACAATCATTTACCTCCTTTAGCTTAACCCAGCTTTTGCTTCTTTTGCACTCGTAGACATGATTGTTTTTACAAATTACACCTTCGCCACCAGAGTCAACTATTGTTTTATAAATGGATAAAATTTCTTCCATTGATTGTACTTGCCACATTTGTCCAAGGCGAACACACGATGTACTTTCAAGATTCTCTTGGATTAGGTCAGATAAGAGCTTTCTACGTTCAGTATAAATTACAGAGCCCTTTCCGGTTTTGAGTACGGAAGATGATACAATATCAAACACATTAAAAAGAAAGCTTTCGTCAATGTTATCTGGAGCAGTCCCTTTTAAAATCTGTGTTACCTTTCCTGAGACAGACTTTCTATTGTGGTCAGTCAATTCACCATCAAAAAAGATCCCTACGTGGCTACCAGCAGCCTTTTTAAGTTCGTTTGATATATTCCTTAGCTTCGATGAATCTAGCTCGTTAAAAGCTCTAGTATAGAATGAAAAATCACCATTGTCGTTTCTGACAGCAATTACTCTAACACCGTCATATTTTTCTT